GCACGTTCCCCGTCCCCGCCGTGGCGATCATGATCATGTCGTACGTCCCCGCAGGGACGCGGATCTCCTCGCCGACGTTCACGAGAGCCGCCACCCACCCGTACGAAGTGCCGAGCGCAGAGTTCGGGATCGTCGGGATCACAACGATGTTTTTCGCGCCTGGTTCCGGCACCCCCGTAGGCGATGCGGGTTGGCTGATCACGTTGCCGATGCCGCGCGTGTCACCGCCAGCGCTCTCCTTCGCCCACACCGCGACGGCAAGGATCGGCGATTCTTGATCGAGCACAAAGCGTTGAGCGTCGTTGTCGTTGGTCGCCACACCCATTGCGATCAGGCTGGGCGTGATGTTGCTCCAAGCCCCCGTAATGACGTTATAGACCGCGTTGAACCGCAACGCTTTTAACACTGCGTCCGGTGTGATCGTCTGCGCTGCCCCGGCGTCTCTTGCGGCGCGGTCGTACGTTGCTAACAGCTTCTCCACACCGGTGTCGATATCCGCGCCGTAGACACGCGCATTGAGCACCATGTCAGCGCCCGACGCCGTTCCGCCACCTGACACGCCATCGGCGATGTCAAAGGCGATGTTGGCACCGCCTGACTTGACGCCGCACGGCACGTAGAGTTCAACGCTGTTGAACGGGTACAGCGGCAATCCGCCTAACGCCCCTCCCGGCGGCAGGTCGGCAAAGATCGCACCGCCCGTCGACTCGCGATACGACAAGAGCGGCGCGGCGATGTTGTCCGCTGTGTAAATCATCTTCATGCGCCCGACCGTGTTCGGGTTCGCCGGCTGCGCCGGGGTCGTGTTGTAGGTGTGCGCAAGATTGGTGGACGCCGACGACGACAGCGCCAGCGGTTGCACGGTCGGGTTGGCCGCTGCCGTGTAGTTCGAGACGATCTGGATGTCGTGCTCCACCCAATCGATCACGGCACCGAGCGAGTGCGCCGCCGCCGTCGTGTTGCGTTGGCCGCGCTTGATGTTCATGAACTTCGTGCGGCCGTCTGCCGTGAGACCCTTCGCGCCGAACCAGATGCACTCGCTGTCGATCAGGAAGTAGCCGCGTTCGACGTCATCCCATCCCTGCAACAGCTCCGCACACTCGATCTCGCCACCGTTCGCGGGCGATCCACCCGAAGCGATGGCAAGCCCGAGTGTCGTCTGTTTCCCCGGCGAGAACGGAATGCCGCACCACACTTTCGTGTTTGTGGTGTTCATGCCTGAGAGCGTGCGCGGGATCTCTACGCCGTCGAGGATGACGCGCAGATCGTCGCCATCGCTCTGCATCCGACTTGCGGAGACTTCCGTCGCGGTGTCGAGGTTGCCGTCGGCGATATCGATCGGGTACGGCCCGCCCACAGAATCTTCGCCCGCCTCCTCGCTTCTCCACGCGATGATGATCTGCCACCTGCGGGTATAGTCCGCTGTGTTGGCCTTCGCCACGTCGCCCTCGACTTCGAACTTCGGGTACGTGATGTCCGTCCCTTTAACGACGGGATTGAGTTGCCACGTACCAGGCGAGGACGAGAACGAGCGGGCCGTGCCGGAGTTGTCCGACCGTTCTGCTGATTCCAGCAGGGGCCGGTTGGCGTAGATGTGGACGCGCACCAGCACCGGGCGCGGCGTCTCTACCTGTTCGGCCTTGACGCCGATGTTGAACGTGTCGATGCCGTTGCTCACGGTCATCGTCACAAAGCCCTTCGTCTTGCGGAACACCCGCCGCAGCTCGTCGTAGTTGTCCTGTGACTGGTTGCGGAGTTCGACGGTCAGCACCCCGCGGGCGGACTGCGGCTGACTTCGCGGGCTGTCAGGGAAGCTGTAGTCGCCGGTGACCGGCACCTCGACGGCCTGCCGCCGGAACAGCCGCATGAAGTCGTCCTGGAACTCAAAGTACGCCTTCCACTTGGTCGGCTGATCGAGGCTGATCCCGTCCCACGTCAGCGGCGTGAAGCTCCAGTCGGCCATTACTTGACGCCCCTGTTTGACATTGCCGATAGGGAGGCGGAGACTGTGCGACGATGGCCTGGTACGACAGCACAACCCAACGCAGCGCCGTTCGCGAATACAAGTCCCGGTCGGAGATGGACCGCGACATTGCCCACGCCGGCGAGAAGGGGTGGCGTGTCGTCTCGGTAAACGAGATGAGCCAACGGAGCGGCTGCCTGCGTTTCCTGACGCTCGGCCTGCTCACGCTCTTCTTCAAGCCAAAGTCGCACTACCTCGTCACGTACCAGCACGACTAAGCCCCCCTCCTGAAGTAGCGATCCAACTCCCGCGGGAAGTCCGCGGGCTCGTAGACGTTGGGGAGCACGATCGTCATGTTCTGCACCGACATGCCGCCGCTTGAGTAGTTGCGGTTCTCCTGGGCCGTCAGCACTCGCTCCCCTGGGTGGAGGATTGCCGGCATCGTGCGCGGCACGTAGGCAATACCGTGCTGGAACCCCGGCACTCCCGGCACATCGAACCCCGGCGAGAAGTCCAGGCTGGGCTTCGGGATGTCTTTGATGGTGCGGATCAACTCCTTGATCTTGTCGATGATCTTCTGCACCGGGTCGACGACCTTGCCGCGCACCTCGTCCCACACCCTGCCAGCCATATCGCGGAACTCGTTGAACGCGGTTTCAGCGATCGACTTGATCACGCCCCATGCGAGCGCCAGCGCGTCGCGCAGGAACCCCACCTTGAGCAGAATGTCATCGACGATGCCCTGCCAGATGTCGTTGGCGAGTTGCTTCACGCCTTCCCATGCCGCGCTCCAATCCCCACGGATCAGTGCCGTGACGATGTTGATGATGTCCCGCACGATGTTGATCGCCGTCTCGATCTGGTTCTTGATGATGTTGAAGTAGAACGTCGCAATCAGCACGAGCGCGGCGAAGTTGTCATTGAGGTACGCCTTGATCGACTCCCATATCTCGATCGTCTTTGCCTTGATCTCGTCCCACTTGTCAGCCAACAAACCGATGCCGATGATCAGCGCCACGATCAGCGCCGGGATGCCGATGATCGCCACGGCGACGAGCCCGAACGCGATGGCTACGGCAATAAGCAGCGGCCTGTGATCGGCGATGTACTGCGCCAGCCGAACGAGATGCGGGCCGAGTTCCTGCACGATCTTGAGCCAGCCTTGCAGCGCATCCAGCAGAATCCCGCCGATGACTTCACCGGCTCCGCGGGCGCCTTGCAGGAACGCCATGATCCCGTCGCGGTTCTCCGCCAACCACAGCGCCACGGCCTGGAGCGGCCCCGGTAACTCGTTAAAGAATGCGATCGCCCGCGCCGAATCCCCCGACAAGAACGCCTGGATCGCCCCGATGAAGTTGCTCAGGTGCGTCGTTGCTGACTCCATTGCGGGCACTACATGCGTCAACAGCACACCCGCAAGCGCCGTCGCCAGCGGCAGGAAGATCGCCCCGATCGACTCCTTGATCTCCCCCATCGCGATGTTGAACCGCTGCCACTTTCCGGTCGCGGTGTCCGCGAACACGGCTGCCTGCCCGCCAAACTTCTGCTGCACGGCGGCGAAGAGTTCCGTATCACTCGCGCCCTCGCGCACCTGGATGCCGTAGCGCGAAAGCACCGAGACGTTATCTGCGGTGACTTTCCCCAACAGCTTCGAGGCAGTCTCCAGGTCGATGTTCGCGCCACGCGAGAGGTCCATCGCCAGCGCAAAGCGCCGCTGCGCCTCTGCCGTCGAGCCTGTCTGCGCCGTCAGTAATGCCAGTGAGTTCCGCGCCTGGTCGTCGGAGAAGGCGAGCTGCATCGCCGACTTCACCGTGTTGTCGAACACAGCGCCGAGGTCGCGGTGCGCCTCGCCGGTGTTCCTCACCGCCTGTTCGAGCTTCGCCTGACTCGCCGCGTCCTCAGCCGCCGCCTTCGTGAATTTCACGAGCGCAAATGTCGCCGCGCCGATACCGCCCGCAGCCAGTAAGCCGCCCGACTTCAGCGCCGTGCCGATCGAGCCGCCGACGTTGTTGGCGACACCCTTGATCTTGTTCAGGACAGCTGAAGCCTCGTCACGGGCACGGACGACCAATTCCACCGAGGCGCTGTTCATTTCTTACGCCTTGCCTCTCGCTCTGCTGCCCGCTGCGCGTTGGCTTCTGCTTCCATGACGAGCAGATAGTCCTCGACGACGGATGCCGGCGTGTCCTGCAACTCCAGCCACGTCACCCCCATGCGGTCGCATAGCAGCACGTCGATCAGTTCGACAGGCCAACGGCCTCGGCCCGGTCCGAAGTGGGCTGCGAGCCGTTGGCGGATGCTTTTACGTCCGCCGCGCTCCTGACGGAGAACGCGATGATCTCTGAGAACAGCCAGATAGCCGACTCTTCGTCCAGATCCTCGACGCCCTGTTCCGGTGGGATGTCGTACGACCATGCCGTGACGCCGTGCCGCAGCACGGTCATGCGGTCGTACTTGTTTTCTGGCGCGTCGGCGTCGACCGTGCCATCAGTCTGAGGAAGCGTCACACCTTCGAGCTTCCGCATCATCGCGAGCGCGGCGTCACGCTTGGCGTCGATCGCCTGCATGAGTTGGTGATGCGAGAGCTTGCGGATCGTGATGCTGCCCGTCTCATCAGGGACGGTAAGCGTCTTCGTGATCTTCGAGGTGAGCACTGTTTCCTCCGAAACAAAAAGCGAGCCGCACGGGATACACCGTGGGCTCGCTCGGAGGCGTGCTCTTGTATCTATCCTATTCGCTGCTTCGCGTGCCTGTCAATCATCTGCACCGGCAACGCATGGCCGTTCTCAACGTGAAACGTGATCACCGGCCGCTCGCAGAACCGCCGGAAGCAGCGCACCTGGACGATGCTTCCCTCGGACGCTCGCCCAATGGCCTTACGGCAGAGCGGACACACCAGCAGGATCACGTCAGCGTCGTCATGGCGTTGACCGCCTTTGCCTTCAGTCCGAGGGCGTTCGCCGCGTCGTACGATCCGACGAGCCGCAGCGTGACCGTGCCGTTGCCGTCGCGGTCGCCGTCCACATCGAACCCGCCCTGCTCGTACTCGAACGCGCCGTCGATCTCGATCTCGTAGTTGGACGCGCCCAGCGTGGCGCCCACGGCCTCGAGCCGGATGTAGCGCAACGCGCCGGGATTGTCGTCGGCCTTCTGCTGTTCGGCGAGCATGTCCGCTGTGTACTCGGCGACAATCTCCAGGCTGTAGTCAGCATCCTTGAGCCCGTGCCCGCAAAACGACAGGTCGGCCCGCCCGTCCAGGTAGAACTTCGCCTGAAACGGCGTCGTGTACGTGAGCCGGAACGAGACGATCGTGCAGGTCTTCTGCGTCGTGCCGAGCGTCCCGAACGTGTCGTTGATGTAGAGCTTGAACAGCGAGGACGGCACGTAGTTGACGGTCGGCACGGCGATCGCCCCGGTGATGGCCGTCGCCAACTCCACCGGACGCCCCACCAGGTCGGCCGTGATCTTCGCGTTCTCGCCGATGTTCGCGCTGATCTCCCAGCTTTCGGCGAAGAGGTAGGCGATCCGCTCGTCCCAGTTGGTCGTGCCGTCAGACTTCCGGTAGCCGAGCGTGAACGTGTTCAGCGTTGGCGCCGTGACGGACGGCGTGAACTGCCACGTCCTGTCCGCGCCGGCGCCCGTCGGCGTCGTCAGCGCCGCGAGCCCCATGTTCCAGACGTACAACGGCTGCTCGAAGGTCAGGTCACCCTCAAACCTGACACGCGACGATCGCTGGGCGATGGTGCCGCGCTGCGAACGCGGGAACATGACACCGCTCTGCGTCCGCGACCAGAACTTCGGCTCTTCCGGCGTGACGTTGGTCTGCCCTACCCAGCGGGTTGTCTGCGGTACGGCCGTGCCCGGCGTTGTCTCGCGCCCCAGCTGGGCGATTTCAAGTACCCGGAGATCAGACGGCATGGCTTAGTCCCCCTTCTTCTTGGTGGCTTCCTCGAAGATCGCCACGCCTTCGCCGTGCTTCGCGTTGTCGCGCACGGCCTTCTTCTGATCGGCGGTCAACTGCTCCCAGTCGTCGTCGTCGAGGTCACGCGCCGGGATGCCTGGGAGGTACGATCCGTCACCGATGTACTTGTACTTCGCCATGTCAGCCTCCTACGCCTGGGCGTTGATCGGGTCTTTGAGCTTCACCACGAGCAGCCCCATGACGCCGCGCTTTGTCGTATCGTCAAACGTCGCCTTCTCTTCCCAGTTCGGCCCCTCGACGACGCTGTATCCTCCGCCCAGTCCCAACGTGATCCTTGTGTCGAACGCCGTGATCGCCGCTTCCTCGAATGCATCGATAATCGCGTCGGCCCGGTCGAGGTCGGCGTCGTTCACCATGAATCGCAGACGGATGTCGTACAGCTTCTCCCTGCTGCCACCTGGCGGGCGGACCGTCCTGCGCGGCACGTCGTAGATTTGGAAGCATGGAAAGTCCACCGGGTTGGCGTGCTGCGACTCGTAGACTCGCCGCACCGAAGCCTTGATCGGCGTCGTAATCGTCACGTCGGCGAGGATTCCCGCGATCGCTGTGCGGGCGGTCAGCCAGTCGGTCATTTGCCCTCAGCAATCCGCAACGCTGCCTTCCTGAGCACCCGCGGCGCCATGCTCTTCACGATCCCGATGTTCTTGCGCTGCCAACTCGTGCCCTTCGTGCGCGGCCATCGCCGCGTCGATTCAACGAGCAGTTCCAATTCCGACCGCTGCTCCTGCGTGACGACGTTACGCTCCACGCCAAGCCCCTTGCCACCGCTCCCCCGCTGCCCTCTGCGGTTCATGCGTTCGCCGACCTTGCGGATCACTTCCTCCTGCAACGCACGCCGGTTGCGGTTGATCAGGTTGCTACTGAACAGCGGCCCCTTGAGCGTCACGGTGACATCGAGTGTGCTCATACCAGCAGCGGCTTTCTGCTGTACGCCTGCGCCAGCCGCTCGACGATCTGCCGCGCTTGCATACTCGAACCGAACACCTGCCCGAGTTCGGTGACCTGGCTCTGCGCCCGCGGGGTTTCCAATCGCAGGATCGCCGTGAGATGGCACGTCGCCCGCTCGATCGCCTTTGGCACCGCCGGCCAGCCCCACTGTCCCGTGATCCGGACCAGCCGCCCGCGCACCCACGGCTCGCGCACCGACCACGTAGGGATGTAGATGCGCGTATAGGGCCGCGGCTCCGGCCCCTTTGTCGCGTTCAACGGCCAGAGTTCGTAGTTCCCGATCGTGATCGTGACGCTGGGTGTGCCGCTGTCGCTGTCGTCCACCTGGACGAGTGTTGGCGATGCCGCGAGGTCGTCGATCGCCAGATAATCCAGCCCTGCTACCGGACGGAAGTCCCGCGCCACGGCGACGGCGTCAAGGGTGAAATGACGGCCCAACTCCAGATCGAGAAACCGCGACACGGCATTGAGATCGTCAGCGATCTCGTTCTCCTCGCCCGCGTCGGACTTGTCGATGACCGTCCGATACGTCGGCACCGTCGCGTAGCTGTCCCCGATCGCCATGCATCTACGCCTTCTTGCGCTTCACCGAAGCCGTACTGAGCGCCTTGTCCTCGGCCGGTTCTGCGGCCTTGTCCTCGGCCGGCTCGTCGGCTTTCAGCAGCCCGTACCGTTGCGCGTCTTCCTTCGTGATCGTCTTTCCGGGCGTGCCGATCAGTTGCGATCCGTCAGGCTGCGATCCGTCCTCGTACACCTTGCCGTCCGGTCCGCGCCAGATCTTCGCAGTGACCTCGTAGCGCGTGACCATCGCCGACTGCTCTTTGATGAACTTCGCCATCGCCGCCTCCTACGTTTGGGTGCCCACGACCGTCCAGGTATTGGACGCCTTCGTGCCCGTGTTGATGTAGAGCTTGGCGTTCGTAGTGTCGATGCAGAGCGCACCCTTCTCGGCGATGGTGTTGAACGCCGTGGTCGGTGCGCCTGCGCTGAGGTACGGCCCGTAGCCGACATCCTCCGCACCCGTCGCGCCGGCGACGTTCACCTTGCCGCCCCTACTTCGCGATCCTTCGATTACCGGCATGTTGTTCTCCTATGCGGTGCCGGGGATGCGGCCGGCAGGTACAAGCCGCAGAGCCCCGGTCCCTAATCAGATGCCCGTTACAGTGGCAAACGCCGCCGGTCGGTAGACCGCCAAGGCCAATCTTTCTTCAGCGAGGATCGTCACGAGGTTGCTGGTGAAGTCCGAGGCGTGCTCGGTCGCCAGTTCCACCGTGATCCCCGAGCGCCGGAAGATCTGTGCGTGCGGTCGGAACGCACCGACGAGGCCGGTGTTCTCCGTCATCGCCGTGGTCACGCGCACCGGCAGTCCCCACATCCGCTCCACGTCGGTATCCTGCGGTGAGCCGAAGATGTAGATGCCGTCCGCCGTCCTGAGCAGGCGGATGTCCTGCCAGTCGTTCGGGTGCATGACGATCGCCGTGGGTTCGCTGAACGCCACAGCGCGGATCTTCGTGATCGCCTTGTACACCGCGTCCGGGGTCGGGTCGGCGCCCTTCGCCTGCGTCTGAAGCCCTACGCGGTCGGTGATGCCGGAGATGTTCGGCGCCGTGCCGTCCCCGACGAGCAGTTGCGTCTCTTCGCGCCTGCGGACCATGAACGCCAGCCGCTCACGGACGTAGGACTCGAAGCCCCGCACGTCTGCCAGCAGCTCGTCCGTGGCCTTGAGCCACGTCGCGATCTTCCGCACCGGCTCGGTTGTCTCGGTGAAGTCAAGCGCCGATTCCGGCTTCGCCGCCGCTTCCGCGACTTCCGCCGCCGCGTTGGTGAACGTCGTCTCCGTGAGGATCGACAGGCTGTTGTTGTCCGTCGTGCCCTGCAGCATGAGATCCGCGACAGTGACTTCTTCCTGCGCCGACCGGACGATGTTCGGCAGTCGCGTGGCCGGGTTGTTGATGTCCGTCAACGCGATCGTGTTCTTGTACTCCGGGTCGGTGACCCACTTCAGCTCCGCTGCGTCCGAAAGGTCGATGAGGCAGGACTGTGCCTGTCCCATGCGAAACGCCTTCAGTTCGCCGGACTCGGCGAAGATCTGGCGCATGGCCTTGACCTTCGGCTCGCCGCTCGGCTGCGGCGGGGTGCCGATGATGTTCGCTGGCTTGTTCCAGCGGTCGTTGCCCTTCACCGCCGCGTCGCGCACGTCTTCGAGTTGCTTGCGCTGCTCAAACTGCACACCGAGGTCGGTGAGTTCGTCGTTGCGCTTCTTGATGTCGGCGGCTTCGTCCGCCGTGAAGTCCAGGTCGGGCTTGTTGGCGAAGATGTCGTGGAGTTGCTTCTGCTTTGCGGCGATCTCCTCCTGGAGTTCCGCCGCGGTCCTGGTCTTGTTCATGTGTCCTTTCCTCCAAGCAGCGGCACGGGGCGATCGATAACGCCGATGCGCCGCAGCCCTTCGCTCATGCGCCGGAACCGCGCTTGTTCTGCGGCCACGTACAGAGCGATCCCGATCTCATCCACGGCCTTCGGTTCAGGCGGCGCGACAAGCTCCTCCAAGTCGCTGGCGATCCCGCGTAGCGACTCGATGTTCTTGCCGATCCGTGAACGGTTGGCCTCGGAGAGCGTGCGGCCCTCCTTTTGGCGGAACTCGCGGCGCTCCCGCACGCGCTCCGCGTACGCAGACAAGCCGGACACCAGCTCGTCGGCGTGGTCTAACGCTTCCTCGAATGTCGATGCCTTGATCGCCAGTGTCCCGGTGCCGATGCCGGCGCCGAGCGTCACGGGCGAGACTTCATGCACACGGAGCTTCTTCAGCACGCGGACGTTGACGCCGTTCACGACGCCCGGTTCGGCGTCGATGACGTCGAAGCCGTACGACCATTCCTGCAAATCCCCGATGTCTTTGACCGACTCGTACCAGTCTTTCCCCGCCGTGGTGTTCAGGTTGAACATGCCGTCGAAGATGGCTTGGGAGTCGTCGGCGGAGATCGAGCCCTTGCCGATGGCGTAGTGCGCCCAGTTGTGAGCCGGGAGGAGCCGCACGGCCTCGCCCTGCGTGAACGCGCCCGGAAGGGTTACATCACCGTCTTTATCGATGACGTTGAACGTGGAGAAGATCGCCCGTACAGAGCCGGGCTTGTCCGCCTTGAGTTCGATCTGGAGGGATTTGCGCTCAGACAAGTGAAAGCGCTCCTACTCGCGACAAGTAGGAGCGCTTGATGTCGCTGCGGAGCGCTTGTTATGCGGTTGGCTTAGTTTGCGGCTACAGTAAGCCCCTTGTCAAGGTTCACGCGGTTGGTTGCCCGACAATTCGAGCACTTGATTACCACCGAGCCGACCCCTGTCTCGTTGACGGCGAGCTTGTGATTGCAGCGCCAGCAGCGGATGTCCATTCACGACTTCCTGTCAATTGGAGGATTCTGCACGATCAGCGTTCACGCCACCAACTCCCGCACACCGTTCCCGTTTCCATTGGGCGAAGGCAACGCAGGCGGTTCCAGCACCGGCTCGTTATCCGGCCCTACCGCCGTGACATTCTGCGCGCGCAGGTAGATCTCGTCGTCCGACGTCACCGGCAGCGCCATCGCCCGCTTCGCCTCGGACACCATCACCCAGCCGTCTCGCACGCCCTGGCTCATGCGTGTCGCCATCTTATCCATGTCCGGCTGCAGCACGCGCACCTTCGACAGGTCGAAGCCAACGCGGATGTTGTCGCGCTCTCCCCAGAAGTCTGGGCCGAGCTGGTTGGTCAGATCTGCCGCAAAGAGTCTCTGTGTCGGGATCACGTTACCCTCATAGGCTGCTTCGCGGGCTTCGGCGAAGTTGGTAAACGTCGCCCGATCCAAGCCTGCACCCAATCCCACAACCACAGCGGCTACGCCGTAGATCGCCGTCACGCGCTCCTCTGGCACTCGACGCAGGTCACGGAGCATCATCTGCTCGGGCGAGAACGAGAGAATGTTGACCTTCGCCGGCGCTGTCAGCACCATCGGACGCCCGCGGCCATCGCCGCCGAACTTCTCCGAGAGCTTCTGTTCCGTCTGTTCCGCCTGGTCGAGGCTGATACTACCCACTTGCGGATCAGGAGATACGACCAATCCCGGCACGCCGTAATGGGACATCATCTGTGCCGTAAAGTTCGACGCCTCTTCGTCCGTGAAGATCTCACGCATCAGCGATCGCAAGGGAGAACAGCCCTTACGGGTGTTGTACGGGTCCATCCCGTAGCGGAAATGCACGATGTCTTCCGGCTTGATGACGACAGGATCGATCTCGGAGTTGGGCCGGTACTCATAATGCGAGATAAAGGCCGACCCGTCGTCGGGCCACTTCGGTTCGACCGTCCATGACGGCGCCCACCAGAGCTCTGCTACCGTCCCGCCTTCGGATCGACGCTTGAGCCAGTAGGCGTTACCGGACATCGCCCAGTCAACGATCGTGCTGTGCCACATCAGCACGCCCGAGTAGTACGGATTTGGCTTCTCAATGAGTTTGGGCAGGCGGTTATTCAGCCGGACTTCGCTGCCGTCTTGCTGCTCCTCGACGACGATCACCGGCGCCTCTGGGAACGTACGCGCCATCCACAGCACCACCGCCTGCACGATGTTCGATCGCGAGCCGTCGCCGATCTCTTCGGCATAATTGAACCGTGAGCGTGGTAAGAGGCCGGTAACGTAGGCCGCACCGTAGCCGGCCCAGCGCATCGTGAAGGCTTTGACCGTTCGAGGGACGCGCCCAAATTGGCGCATAATCCACTTCATACCGCGACCCATACGACCTCCTTCTGCCCGAACATCTTCAGCGCCGTCGCCAGTGCCATGAGTAAGGCCACGGCCGCGTCGATCTTCTTCTTCGCCTTCGAGCCCTTCGTAATCCGCTCACCGCCGCGCTGTGTCTGCACCGCCACCGCGTTGCGGATGTGGCGGGCGAAGTTCGGATCACCATCGTGCTCGACTTCGGCGTTCACGATCGCCTGATACGCCGCTTGCGTTGCCGGAATCATACGTGTATCCGACTGAGGCCATTCGGCCATCGGTAAGCCTTCGGCCGCGAGATCATTGGCAAGCCATGTGATAAAGGCCGGGTCGTACGCGATTCCCTTCACCGCGTACTGGTGCCGCCACATATCGCGCAGGAAGTTAGCGATCTCAGCACCAGGGACAGTCCAGTCGTCGATCGGGTTCCCGTCTCTGTCTCTCGGGCGCTCCCAGATCCACGCCTTGCAGCGCCACTTCTCCTCGACACGCTGCACCGCGACGACGGCGGTCGAGTCCTCCTTCGTCGAGGCGTCCCAGCCGACGTAGGTTGGTGCACCGGGAATCAGATCGCAGTCGGGATTCGCGCACGCATCCCACGCCCCACCAGGAAGCCACAGATTCTCTGCCGCCATCCACTGATTGAGGAAGTAGCGCCGAAACTCGGACTCAGGGACGTTGATCAACTTGTCCTGAAGCTGGTCGTAGGTAACGAGCTCGCCGAAGGAAGGGTTGTACTCGGCCCACACATTGGGGTCACGGTGATCAGCACCATCGGGAGCCCCGTACCACTTGAACAGGTACGAAGGATTCTCGATCTCGCCCTTCTGGATCGCCATACCCTTCTCGTACTCGTGGTAACAGATGGTCTCTTCGTCGAATCCGGCAGTGGTGATCTGCACAACCTGTGCCCTGCGCCGACCAACCGTGCCGTTGGTGAGGATGGTCCAGTTGTCCCAGTTCCACTCGTGCAGCTCATCCACGACGACAAGGGATAGGTTCTTCCCGTCGAGTCGGCCGGCGCTCGCTGCTACGCGCTCGAGTTTGCCTGGTGCACCCTTCGGCCTGATCTCCCATCGGTAGCGGTCCGTCGCAGCCCGCAGTTCTGGCGAGAGTTCGCACATCTGCTTCGCCGCGTTGAAGACGATATCAGCCTGTCGATCGGACGCAGCCGCACATACGGCCCACGGGTCTGATTCATACGGATCGCCGAGCAGGTGATAGAGCGCGAGCGCCGCGAACAGTGTCGACTTCCCGTTCTTCTTGGGGATGCCGAGAAGCGCCCAGCGGTACTGTAATCCGCCATCTTCGTCGCAACGGTAGAGATCAGCCAGCCATGCCCGCTGCCACGGCAACAGGCAGAATGGTTGCCCGATCTTCTCGCCAGTGGGATAGACGCAGTGCGCCTCGATCCAGTCGGCTACGTCCGCGCCGAGCGTCAGGCGCCGTTCAAGTGCCGCCGTCGTCATATGCCCTCGGCTTCGCTGGCTGCTTCAACTTGGCGATCGCGCTCTGCTCTTCCACCAATGTCAGACCCAGCCGCAATCGAGAGAGCGCGTCCATACCGAACGCCTTCTCCAGTTCTCGGCAGGATGTCTCGCAGAGCTTCAGGTATCGGATCGTTGGGTTCAAGATTCGCTGCCGCGCTCCGTCGATAGTAATCGACTGATCAGCTACTTCACGCGAAGCGCGAAACCACTGATCCACCCACCACAGCCACCGCCTCAGCGTTGGGAGATCGCTTGGCTTGAAGGCGCCTGCCAGCGGCGAACTCCACACTTCGTGCCAGATCTCGATCGCCTCGTCTCCTTCGACGTTCGCAGGTACGGACGGCACGACAGATACCTTGGGAGGGTCCACCGGCACCAATTCCCGATAGCGCCCGCCCCGCTTGAATACGAGTGCGTCCGGGTGCTTCTGACGCTGGCCCGCCATGATCAAACTGCTCCATCCCGCACGCGCGCAGAAACTGGGCGGAAGCTCGGTTCCGCTGATCGAACTTTAGAGATTGAATCGGACGGCCCCCACCGCGCGATCCGTGCTTCCTGTTGCGCCTTCGCCTTGTTGCACGGTACACATGCAGCTTGCAGGTTGCTGTCGTCGTCGCTACCGCCACGCGCTCGGTTCAGTCGGTGGTCTGCTACCTGCGCTATCCCTACACAGCCTGGTAGCCGTAGCTGGCAGACATAGCCGTCTCGCCGCAGCACTCGCGCTTTAGCGTTGCGGCTTGCCCGTGTAGTTACGTGCTTCCTGCCAGCGAACGCGATAGGCCGATGCGTCTCGCAGGGTTCGAGGTTCCCGCACGTTGGGTTCGTGCAGAATCTCCTACTCATGACGGTGCGCCTGCTCCTCTAACGCATGGATTCGTTGTTCGATGGTGAGGGTAGGTTCAGGCAGTGCTTCGCCGATCACCGTCACGGGGACGATGATCGTGTGCTTGCCGTCGAGGGTCTGCACTTCGATCGACGCTCTGCCCGGCTTGCGGAGCACCACGAGGCCACTCGTGTCGACTGAGGCGACCGCGCTTTGCAACGAACCGAACCGTGCGGGGTGGCTGACGTTCAGCGCATAGCCGTTGCCCACGGGTCCGAGGATGGACCGTGGGTGGACGGTGAATGGCTTGGGACGGAAGAACGACAAAGGCCGCCTCTCACTCGGCGGCCCGCACAGTGGAGCACTGCCCCTACGCTATCGATTATACGCCTATGCTGCCATCCTTCGCACTTGCTTGGGCTTCCGCCTGATCACGTAGCCGTTCCCGCAGACGCAGAGCCGCACAACGTACCGCTTGCCGGTGTTCGCCCGCTTGATGGCCGCGTCGAGTTGCGCCATCTCCTTCGTCGGCGCACACGCATGGTTCATGCGCCCTCGGCCTGTGCGAGCCTGGCTTCCTCAGCCATCACGCTGACCCCTTCGCGTCGTACTGAGCCTTGATCGCGCGGTTCTTCTGGCACGGCTGCACCGCGCAGTCGGTGTAGTGCTTTGGGCTACCGTCCGTAAAGAGATGCTGCACGTAGTGAAGGTGCTGCGCCGTCTCGTCTAATGCTGCTCGTGCCGCGTCGCGTTCTTGGGCGATGGCGTTGATCGCGTCGGTAACGTCAGCCCTGTCGTAGCGCTCGTGGCACCCGTTGGCGGCACATGAGAACGCCTCAATGATCGCCTCTGCGCTGGTTGTGGCTGGCTGGGCCGTCGGCTCGCTGTGGTCAGTCATGCTTCACCCACTCCCAAAGGCCGAGAGCACCGCGCGCCGGGATCGGCGTCTCGAATCGCTCGACAAGCTTCGTCAGCCACGCCCACCGGCCCGGCGTGTAGTCGCCAAAGCGTAGTTCTATCGGCGAGAGGTGGGGCGCGATTTCTTCCGTCGGTACGCAATCGAACACCTCTACGACGCCGACGACGCCGGACAGCGGCACGGGATACGGGATCGTGCCAGCGAAGTATTCTGCGGCTGCGAACTCACGCGCCCACTTCGGGAAGCCCTTTGCTGCGTGAATCGCCAGCGGGCCGCGGTGCTTCGTCGCCCATGAGCGCGTCTCGTTGCGCTTGACGTCGGGCGTTAGGACCATCGCGGTCGCGTAGGGCTGCGTCAGTGAGATCGCCTTCACGGCACCCTCGGCGGTGCGCTCCGGCTTGGGTGTCATGCGTAAGCCTCACAAGTACATCGCCGCAATCGCTTATCGTGCGAGTGAAGGTTGGCGAGACAAGGCCCGCCTTTAGGGTGCCGCGCCTTGACGTGACCGCACGAGCGGCAGTGGTATCGTGGCCGCTCCGGTTTGGGTGGGGTGGTCATGGTGTTAACTCGTCTTTCACAAACAGGATCTTGCCGCCGCTGCTGATGCGCTCTCGCCGCCAGCCAGCCATGAGGAAACAGTAACCGGGATTCGCGCTCTTGACGCTCGCGGGATCAACATACGTGTAGCCGCGATTCGGGCCCCACTTCGCCACCGCTAGGCGTTCGGCTTCGAGGATGATCTCAGAGGCGAGCCGCGGCGATTCGTTGCGGAAGATCGCGCAGTTGTAGCCCGTCTGCCCGTCCATCCGCATCGCATCGTCCGGCCACATCCATCCGAACAGCACCGTGCCCTCGGCGTTGCGGAGCACGAGCTTCCGCCCGCTGTAGAGAAACTGCTTTGCGCCAACGGTGCGCCGCGAGTAGTGGCGGTCAGCGAGCATCCGGCACTCCTGATCGAAGGGCGTCGTGCGGATCAGGCCGTCGCCTACGAGCTCGCGCATCATCGGCATCTCATCCCTCCAGCTCCTTCCCTTCGCTCCGCAGCAATGCGGCATGGGCTTGCTGGCGTACGAAATCCTCTGCGGAGTGCTCTATGACGAACTCCAACGCCGTCACCAGTTGCCTGATGCGCTGTTTCACCGGCTCCTGCGTTTCTCGGATGGCTCGGACAGCACTGTCAGCATCGTCGCTGGTCGCCGACCTTGCGACCGCGAGCGTGTACGCGCCCACCAACCCCATGATCTCCTCTACCGCGTCCTGGCTGGCTGCCTCGCTCATTGCGTTAACTCCTTCCATGCGGCGAGGGCACGGCAGCGGGAGCATCTGCGCCACTTCGCCTGATCCTCACGGACAGGCCCAGCACACGGCACTCGATTGTCTCCGTCACAGGTAATCTCGCCAAGCACCTTCACCACCAGCCCAGCGAATGCGCGCCGGGATGACGCACGTAACTCCAGCACGGCATCGACCGCGTTCTCCCCACGCATCGGCGTGTCCCAGATGGCCGCGTCGAGTTCATCCAGCAGCGTGGCTGCCTCGCTCATCGGGGTGCTCCTTGCTCTAGCAGCGGGATGTCGGAATAGACCTCGTTGCCGTATACGTCCCAGCCGTCAAGCCGCTTGCGGCGAGCGAACACATCAAGGCGCGGTGCTGGCGATGCTGTCTCTACCATGTCGTAGAACGCACTCGGCTTCTGGCTGTGGTTCCTCTGAGGGCCTGCGCCACCTTCACCACTGAACCACGTACCCAAATCGCGCCGCTGGAGCTTCAGTCGACCCTTGACTGCGAACAGCACATGCTCCGTCTGGCCGCGGTAGTAGAGGCCCATGCCGATCTGTTTCTTACACCACGTCAATGTCGTTTTGTACGAGAACCCCCATGCGTCGACCAAGTCAAACGCTTCGCGGAGAAACCCGTTCGTTGTCCAGAGGTACAAGTGGCAACCCTGATCGTCCGCCCACTCACAGATCGGGAGAGCTTTGATCGCGTCGACCGACATGCAGTCATAGTGCGAGGCCGCGCCCCGTATGCCCGCTGCATACTTCCTGCTGGCACCGCCGCCTGTCTTGAACATCGACGCGCCCGGAAACGGCTTCGCCCACTTCTGCCGGTACTCCCACGGCGGGTCGACCACGATCGTCCGGTACTTCACCATCTCATCCTTCCCCGGCAGGACGCGCGGCGAGATAGCCATTGCCGTACTTCGCGTGCCAATTAATGATGATGTCGCCCACGTCCACACTCCACGGGATATCTAACTCCTCCGCCCGCGCGATCTCGGCGAGGGTGCCTTTGCTGGCCTCCCACCCGCGTATCACCAGCAGCATTGCCGCGTTATCCACAAAGCCCAGCCCCATCGCCTTCCAGAACTCGACCGGAGCCTTCGGCGCAATCACCTCGAAGTGGGCGCAGTTGAGGTGCGGCGAGTAGAACGGGATACCCGCTTCGGCCAGGAGCTTGGCGACTTTCCGCGCGTTGTTGATCCGCTCGTCAATCGTGCAGTAGCCAGAACGGTCACCGTACGGCCCCGCGATGTACACGTATTTCACTCTCCCGCCTTTCCGTGCCACGCCTCGATCATCGCAGTACCTCGTCCAACTCTCCGGCGAACCACTGAGACGGCCTGATCACGCCTGCGTACTTGCAGCCTGGAATCTCGGCCAGCGCGTCGAGCCATGCCCGCTGATACTCCGACACCTTGCCCCTCTCGGACTTCAACTCGATCGCGGCGAATACAGAGCCACGGACACAGAACAGATCCGGCCAGCCCCGCGGCGAGTGGATGCTCGTCCACGTCACCGCGACCTTCCAGCCCATCGTCTCGGCGAATTGGCGGACGTGCTTCTGCAACTGCTTCTCCGTGAGATCAGTCACCAGCAGCTCCACGGCCCCCAGCCGCCATGATCTGCCCAGATAGCGAATGCGACAGCGATATTCGTATCCGCTTGAAGCAGTGCGGACAGGTTGCCACTAACTCGTGCGCGGTGGATTTGGTTGATCTGGAAGACACCGAAGTTGGCACCGTCGGCGCTAACCGCGCTTGAGTTGAGCGAGCTTTCACAGCGGGCGACGGCGAGGGCTTCTTCACACGGCCACGGGTACGAGCAGATGAGTGCTTCAATTCCTACCTCCCCTCCTGGTCCGGCTCCGCTGACAACGGGATGTAGCCCAGGCAATCTGGGCACCACCGCTTCGCCGCTGGCAACGGCGGCGCGTTCGGCATCGGCTCGGTACTCACCGTCGTGAACGCTTGTGAGTGCCCACAGCGCGGCGAAGTCGCCGCCGGCGAGGACGATGGCTCCCGCGACTTCTGCCCCATCCAGTACGCGAACCACAACATCGGAATGTCGAACAGCGTGTGAATCGCTACGCTCCACCAATCGATTTCCATCATCCTCCTTCGCACGGGGCATCTCCGTGCAGCCAACTCCTACGGCACTCATCATCGTGATCAGGGTTGCGATGAGTGCCGCACGAACGATCAGGTAGACGCTCCGACAGGCTGGCGCAATTCCTCGGACGTGAGGACATGTCCGCACCTCGCGCACACGATCCCGTGGCCGACGATCAGCGCAGCACGCGCCTCGTCAGGATGCTCACAGACGCCTTCACGGAGGACGGCGGCGAGTTCGCGCTTATCAGCCAACAGATCGCAGACGTGGCCGAGCATATGCGACTGCATGATCGAGGCGGCAAGGTCGCCGCGTGCTGCGAAGTCCATGCCGTCCGTCCGCTTTGCGGCAGTGCTCGCGTCGAACTTACAGCGTTTGCACTTCCACCATTCACTCATGTTCCTCATTCCCCTTCCTGTGTGCCGCGCTACCTACGCAGATACCTCACTCTCGCCGTACCACCGCTTCCGTAACTCACCGCGCAGTTGGTAGTACGGCTCCCGCCACCGGCTCCGGTTCCGCCGAATCACCGTGCCGTCCTTCCCCTCGACGCGGACATAGACACGCTGCTTCAAGGCGAAGCGGTACGGCGGCAGCTCCGCCGCTGGCTCCCTGACCCGCTCTGCTAGATGACTCATCCCTGCTCTCCTGCAATCAGTGCGCGTCGTTCCGCGATCGCGGCGAGCACCTTATCCGCGCCTTCGCACTTCGGGTTCGCGAGACACCGGATCGCCCAAATCGCCGCCGCTTCCCGTTCCGGTACGTGCCAGATCGCCCACTCGTAGCGTTCAAAGTTGTTCATGCCGCCAACGCCGTCGATGATCTCGTGCACCCACGCATAGATGTCGATGTCATCCTGTTCCGGTACGCGCGTGTGCTGCTGGCCGCTCATGAACTGCCACCCCGTGCTTTGGCGATGGCGATGGATGCACGGCAGTACACGCAGTCGAGAGCCGGATCGTTCATCGCGCAGAGACACGGCCAAAAGTCGATGTCGCGCTCGGCCTTGAAGTGCTCGCCGAGAGCTTCCAGCGCAGCCAAGAGATCCGGTGCCGCCGCGATCAACTGCGCGTTGGCCTCTGGCGTCCCTGCGTCCTCTGAGCCGTTCTCATAGAGGGCGATGGCGATGCGGCGGTCAGCTGTGCGGATCGTCGTCATGATCCCGCCGCCTGATGCGACTTCCCACGGCCCCGGCGTAAATGCTCGTTTCATCCGTGATCTTCCTCCGCCTGCGGCTCCCTGAGGGCCATGCGTACGGCTTTGGCGACGGCGCGCGCCATCGGGATCGGCACGCCGTTGCCGATGGCCGACTTCTTGCCGTGAACCGTGAAGTTGGGGAGGTCGAAGCCTTCAGGAAGCCCCTGAAGCCGCGCCATATCCTGCCACGAGCGCCCCTCGATGCCGCGTACCCGTTGGCCCATCGCGGGACCGTGGCCTGCCAGCACGACGGGCGGCTTGATCGCCGTGCGCTTCACCTTGCCGCTATCGCCGATCCGCACGGGCACGGCGCTATCGTTCGACGCACACACCGCCTGCTCGACCAGCGGCGACTCGAACAGCGCAACCTCGACGTGCCGCCGGATATCGACGTTGCCGCAACTGAAGTGCCGAAGCCGGTTCTGCTCCTCACCGAGCCAGCGGTTGTTGAGCGCCAGTATCGTCACGGCGTAGCCCTCGACGCTCGGTTGCGGCGCCTCTGGCACGTTCTCCATGACGAACCAGCGTGGCTGCGCTTCCCGCACCACGCGCTCGAACTCAGGGATCATGTTCCCGTGCTTCTTCCCCGCGTTCGGGTTCATGTGCCGGAGGCGGCTGAATATCTGGCACGGCGGCCCGCCGATCACGCCATCGAATACGCCCGCCGGCGGGTGGAAGTCCCGTACGTCGCCGCCCCAGATCAGGTCCGGCCCGCGGACGACGCAGAACCCCTCCTCCTCGAAGCCTCTGCCGAGGAGGTCGATGCCGGGGAAGATCGACAGCACAAGGTTCACTGTTGCGCCTCCTGGCGGACCGCTGGACAGGATTCGATGCAACAACTCATGCAGAGTCCGCATGGCCACGACGACACCCGCCAGATGCAGGACTTGCACAGCGGCGTCTTCACCTTGCCCACGGCTTCGGTTCCAAATGCTGCTGGCGAAAGTCGATTCCGTTCGGGATATGCACGTGCCCCGGCGCCAGCCTCGACGCAACGCGGTGGCCGATCCGGTCGCTGTCCGGCGCGCAGTTGCTCGTCACCAACGTGGGCTTTTTTCTGCCTGCACCGAGCCTGCGATCGACGATCGAGAACAGCTTTTCCTGAGCAAACTCGGTGCCCTTTTCCGCGCCAAGATCGTCCAAGACAAGCAAGCCAATATCGGCGTACGCCTTCATGCGCTGCGACAATCCATGAGGTGTGTCGTCGTCGAACGTGTCCCTGAGCTCCTGCAGAAGTTCCGGCACGGTGCGAAAGAGCGCCGAGCCCTTGCCCTGCCTGACCCACTCGACGACGGTGGCTTTCGCCAAGTGCGTCTTGCCGCAGCCCGTCCCCGCCGTGAGAAACGCCACGTGACGCTTGCCTGCAAGCAGTTCCTCGCACGCCTGTTTCGCCGGCCGCATCGCCACCGCATCGCGCCAGTCATCGAATGTGAGAATCGGTGCCACGCCGATGCGATCCCACCGCGCTTCGCGTTCAACAGCGGCGCATTTGCCGCACGGCTTGTAGCGGTTGCCCGTGAACATGCCGCCCGTGTACTCCCGCACCGCCACGTACCTGGCTCCGTTGCACCACGAGCACGAATCTTGATCCTCGCCGGGAGCGAAGCCGCACATCGAGCGCACCTCGATGCCGTCGCGTTCGACGGTCGGGCTCCACTCACGGAGTTCAGTGGGTGAAGCCGTCTCGGACTCGTCGCCCATGACTTTGCTGAGTCTTTGCAACGCCATTTCTGCGCTCCTTCACCCGTGGCCCGTGGCCCTCGCCGCCGAGAATGCACGAATCGAAAATCCGCTTCGCATACGGCCACGGATCGTCTTTGCCGATGGCTTGCGTGAAGCCCCACGCCACGCACTCGAATCCATGAGCCGCTTGGATGTCGTCGAGTTGTTGCCGTAAGGCTCTGTCCTCGAGCGGCTTGCCTGTAACGTGCTCCCACCACTGCCTCGCGCTGCGCGCGTGAGACGTCGAGGAGTTAGGGGATGGGATCTGGGATGGGTCTGGGTCGGGGGCATTCCCGTTCGCATGCGGTCTGCCATGCCAACGGGATGACGCACCCTTAGCACCTGCCATAGCTTTTGCTTTGCGTTTGCTATCGATTTGCTTAGCCGACGGGTTGTAGTCGAGGTAGTCATGCACGGTGAACCCGTCGCCAGCGGCTTCCCAGAGGCCGGCATTGTGGAGCTCAGCGACATGGCGCGCCGATCCTCCAAGCACCTTCAGCGCGGCCTTCGGGATCGCGCCGTCCGTGAGGTTGCGGGCGCAGTAGCACACCGCCGAGACGTGCAGCCGGAACGCCGCGTCGGAGAGCCCGATCACTTTCGGGTGCTGAGGGAAGCCGTCATCTAATCGCGCCCAGGTTATCGCAGCACCTCCGGCAACGCCCCGCCATCCCAGTGCTGCCAGCCTCGACCCGGTAGCGTCGAGAGATCGAACCCCATCGGGGCCAATCGCCTCGTCCCTTTCCGAACGTTGTGAGAAAAGCACGCGCTGGCGAGGTAGCGCGGGTCGTCATGGACAACCTTGTGCAAACGCCTCAATGCATTCGGGATGATGTGCTCTACGGTCATGCCGCCGTCGCAGTTGCCAGCGAAGCGGTAGACGCACGGCGCCGCGATGATCGCGGCTCGCACATCCCTCTTCAGTCGGATGTGGCCCGTGGTGCGCTTGCGCTTCATTGGGGAACGGCGCAACCCGTTCCACGTGTATACCCTCGTCATCCCTGACTCCCTCAAACCCCTGCGTGATGGGATCGGGCCTTAACCGAGAACACGGGCGGGCGGTTCCGCCGCGCACCCAATCCCATCGCGCAGGAACTCGAAAGCTCCTGCGGACTCCGGCAACGCCTACGCAGGCGTCCCTTCTGTGGGTTCCGCCGGTTCGTCGCCTTCCGGCTTCTCCGGCTCGTCGTCAGTGGGCGGAGCACCGCCACCTCCCTGCAACTTGATCACGTCCATGTGTCCTTCCTCCTGAAAGCCCCGAAGGGCAATACCCGCTAGATGAGCGTCAGTTGCCGATCTTCTGGCACCAAGCGCCAAAGCCACTGATCTGGCCCCGTCTTGCGCTTCTCGATCCGCGCTCCGTCGCGTTCGGCTTCCCACAACCTGCGAGCCGCGGACGGGGCGACTTGTGCGATCTCTCGTGACGAGTGCCAGCGGCCATCGGCGAGCAAGTCCATCGCCCGCTCGCGGACACTTCGTCTGATCAGTGCTTCTTGTTCATAGACGTTCATGCGATCCGTCTCGCTTCCTCAACGGCCATCGCGATCTCGTGCTCCGATCGCAAGTGCGGCGGGCATTCATTTCGTCCGATGTTCCAGACGAGTCCGCACCAGCGACACAGCCTGTAATCAGGCTCCACGACGGAGTAGGAACGCGATGCGCGGATCACTCTTGCTTCCATTCACCCGTCCCGGCCCAGTCCGTCGCCGCGCAGTGCTTCGCTTTGCACTTGTACTGCGGCCCGTTCCAGCCGCCCGCCTTCTTCTGCGTGTTGTCGTAGGCCGGTCCGCGACAGACACCGCACTTCACGCTGGCGATGGGGGCTGCTCCTGCGGTGACATCCGCCGTGCCGTTCTGCGGGCGCGACTCAAACCCGCGCGTCTTGCACCACTCCAGTACTTGTCCGGTGTTCTTGATCAATCGCTGGATCGTCTCCGCGTCGTCTGCTGCGGCGATCTG